CTTATCAACAATAACGTTGTATAAACAATTCAAGTATTCGGAATTCGTATTTACAAACGAATATACTATTTTTGTTTGGTCTAATCTATCAATACACTCGGGTTTTGGCCAACCATGTTGAATTAAGGTGTCCATGGGTATATCTTTTTCCGGTCTATTTCTGAAATACCCTATATCACACCAGCCATAAAAGTCAGTGTTCTCAAAATAGTTTTGCTGCGTCGTTTCCTGCACGAAATATACCTTTTCTGACCAAATCATATTTAACACCCATTCAGTTCTAGTATTCAGTTCTGTATTTTTTTCATGGTTTGATATCCACTTATCCTTGTATTTGTATCCATGGAATGATTCGAATGGTTTTAGAATAACACGAACATTATTATTATTAGCTATATCTAGATTTATATATTCTAAGCTGTCTTCATCTGTATAAATAACCAAATAAAAATGATTTGTGCAGGTAAGACGCATAAAATTTTCAATCCAGCCCGAATACGATGTAATATCGTATTTGGATTTCACCACATAAAAACAGGTGGAGAATGTAATGTTTATTTTTCCCATACAATCTATTATAAAATAGATATATCACCCACGACTATTTTATATATATTTTTAGGGGCGTGGTATATAACCCGTTCTATATCAGTAATATTAGACAGTGGCCGATAGAACTCAATAAATGCAGGTACGAATGCCACTGGTTTGCGCGTTCACTGTCCTCGCAAAAACAAAATAGACGGAGTAAATACCCAACACAGAATAGGTATATGGTTGACAAGAAGGTTAATATACTACCTACTAAAATCAGTATCTGTATTGTGTATTTGACCTCCCTGCATTTTAGGTAAAGTAGGTATCCGCCATATAAAACAACGGCTGCAATACAACATTTGTCTATGATATTGGTGTATATGGTTGAATGGGAGTGAAAGAGCAGCGAGGATGTTAGTAGACAGGTAAATAACCCGCCGTATACATATTCCTCCATGCCGAATGCTACTGCGGCATTGATTGAAAATAGCCAGGACGAATATATACAGCAGTTTGTGGTCATTACTACATTTATGTATTATACCTCTCAATTGCAACTATTTGGTTAAACGCAGTGGCCTATAAAACCAGTGGCCTATAAAACGCAGTGGCCTATAAAACGCAGTGGCCTATAAAACCAGTGGCCTATAAAACCAGTGGCCTATAAAACCAGTGGCCTACAAAACCAGTGGCCTATAAAACCAGTGGCCTACAAAACCAGTGGCCTATAAAACGCAGTAATTATCTCCGTATTCTTATATACAGTATGTCCCAATCCGCTTTACTCAATTCCGCATACAACGGAGACCTTACAATCCTTCACAAACCCTATGCACACGGAGATAATGGTACCGCGTCGTGGTATAGCTCTCGAGGCGGCAGCTCTAAATGTGGTAGCTACAAGGGAGGTAGCTCGAAAAACGGTAGCTCGAAAAACGGTAGCTCGAAAAACGGTAGCTTTAAAAACAGCAGAAACCGACGTCTAAGCCATCGCCGTTCTATTACCCAAAAGAATTTCCGCCGATGCCGCGCCACCTGCAAAATCAACCACGCCCACGCACGCAGAATGCGCCACAGCAAATGCACCCGAAAATGCGCCCATAAACACTAGATTTCCCCCGCCTCCACTAATTTAAACCCCGCCGTGGTTTTGCGCCTCACTACGCGTTTTTTCTCCTTGTGAAGTTTTATATGGCAAGACTCACAAACAGACGCTAAATTTCCCCCATGATTTTTATGGACTGACCCTATAAACCCATCATCATCTGCATGTTTTTGTTCCTGTAAATGATGGATTTCCTCGCCCATATTTTCCCCACAAATCTCGCATTTACCGCGTATTTTATGGGAATTATAGGAGGTTGCGACGGGACACTGTAATAAACCCCTCGACTCCGCGAAATAAGTATTCCGCAATAAATACGCAGTATCTATAAATTCCCTCGGCATATGCAGAGATTTACACACTTCTAATCCGTATGACCTCGCACCACCTCCATCCCGGAGAACACGGTCGTATACCAAACAGTCATTCGCCGCGTCATAGTGCACCGACATATGACACACCCGAAGATGCGAGAGCGCTTTTATCTCCGCAAAATCCAGGATTGCGTGGAAATGCGTGGCGAATATATAAGACACATTTTTCTCGTGCAAATGCATCAGTGCTGCCGCGAAAATACTGAGTGCAGACTCGGACTCGGTGCCCTTACACACTTCATCCCCCAATACTAACGACCGATTGTCCGCGTAGTGCAGGATTTCCCGCAATTCCACCATTTCAACTGCGAGCGTAGATAATCCCTGGTGTAAATTGTCATTCCCCAAAATACGAGTGTATATGGAAGTAAAAGGGGAATACCGGAATGTCGTGCACGGAACGAACATCCCCGCTTGTGCAAGAATAACCGAAATACCTAATGCGCGTATAAGGCTCGTTTTTCCAACCATATTTGTGCCATATAAAAGCATACTGGTGGGACCTACCGCAACATCATTCGATACGTAGATTTCTTGCTGATTCAAACATTCAATAAGACAGTGGCGGAGCTCACGTGCGTCGACGAACCCGGCGCCTGCGGCGCCGTCGATGTCCGGACAACAATACCGATACTTATGTGCCACGTATGCACGCGATTGCAGAAAATCCGCGCGACATAATATTGCCGCTAATTTCTTTATGGCTGCCAACCACTGTGTATTTCCTAACATCGATAACACATGTCGATATGCATCCGCCGTGCTTTTCTGGATATTTTCCAGTTCTTCCATGATAGCGGTATTCAGATTATCCAAATACTCACATCGCACTTCGTACGCACCCGTTTTCGTGTGTATTTTGAGATGTTTTAGTTGGGGAGGTAAATTCACCGGTTTGTCGATGACTTTTCTAAGTGCCGCGCTTCGCGCTGCGGTAATTATGAGGGAATACCCATGCACATTCGTTTTATGTTCTTTCACGTAATCAATGCCCCCGTCTGGTTCTCCCTCCTCTTTCCAAATAAGTCGATTAATAATGTTGCGTGCACCGCACCACTCCTCATATTTAGCTATATGGTTGGAAATATGGGTATCCAATTCCGGAAATGCGGCGCGGCATATCATTTCCGAGTCCACTGTGGTTCCTTTGCAGTGGTCAATCACAAAATGGGTTTCCAGAATATGTAGGAGATTTCGGAAAAGGGTGGAATCTGTAGTTCCGCCACAAACATAATCCCTCAATTCGGGGGTTGTTCCTAAATCATCCAGAATTCGAATGGCAGCATTGGTGGCATGATACAAATGACCAATCCCCGATGGATGTAGTTTCCGCAGTGCAATCTGTTGGGCTATCTTCTCCACATCAAACACTTTCCCTAAATGTTCGCGCACTGTATCCACCAACGGAATATTCCTCAATAATCCCCCGACAGCGGCGTATTCCCCCTCCAAAAACTCAGTATTACACGACGGATGTAATAATTGATACCGCAAATGGCGTTTCCCCATTGGTGTTTTGCATTTATCCATATGGGATAGTACCGACACCCCCGGCCCAATAATGTGTAGTTGTTCCAGGGAATGGTTGGCTAAATTCAATGTATTAGACAAATTCGTGAATGGGGGGAGCTCAATGGTTTGCGCAAACACAGTGTTATGTTCTTGAATATAATTGAGGAGATATACCAACGCCTGGGTCCCAATTGCATGCCTTATAAACTCTTGGCACGATTGGAACGTATTCACGCCGAAGAAGACGCCCAGTAGTTGGTCCATATATTGTTGTTTTTGGCAGTTCTTGGCACAAATATCCGTGGTGGCGGAAATAATTCGAACATTGTGTGTTTTCACCCCAATACGTTTGACGACCCAGGACATTTTCGGCAGAATAGTGTCGGGTGCGAGAACTAATACTTCGTTGGGGGTGAATGCTGTTATAAATTGTTCTAGACCATCAAACACAGTGGTATACCCCCCACCATTATTGTCGCTGTCTAATACATTGTCTGCCTCGTATTCGTAGAAATGGGTTTTCCCGGTGAAAATATTGCACGCGGCCATTCCTAGCATGAGTTTCGGGACTTTCCTGGATTTGAAGGGTTCTAGCCAAATAGATACTATGTAATTCGATACGCCGCCTTCGGCGGCCGCCGCCAAGTCGCCGGATACATACGTGCCCGGACTATATATCGCCGACAACGTCCGCGTTTTCCGGTCGCCCGGTTTCCCGTCCTCCGCCTCCTCCTGCATAAAAAGAACGACAGTGAAAGCGTCGGGCGAGGTCATAAGTGTATCCAAATAAGAATCTATGCAATAATCGCGAAACCCGCACATAAGTACTGTTTTCCCCCGGAATTGGTGTGTCTTCTCGGCGATATTCAGGCCGCATATTTCCGCATATTTTTCTATTTGGCTGGACTGGGGGTCGCCCTTTAATCCATATACTTCAATGAAGGAACCTACCTGCATTAATACAATGGTGTTCGGCCCGAATTTTGCCTTATAAACATCTGTGTGGCCAAAATATTCGGTATAAATCACTGACTCTTTTGCTTTTGTTGTCATTATAGATACTCTTACAAAAGTATCTATAATTGTTTATTTGGGTTTGGCTGCTTACAATATTATATCCACCATCCAGTCTGCTGCACGATGTTCCCACGTGCAGGTGGACACATACTCTAGTCCTTTTTGGCGCATACTCATTTTCTGCTCTTCTGTGAGTGAAAAGAGTGTTTGCAATTCATTGCCTCTTGAAATTTGAATTCCACAATCACTCATCGTGGATATAAGTCCGCCAATTGGGTAATATAGACAGATGACTTCCCCCGCCAACATTTCCATGGCGGTAATACAGGAGGTTTCATAGAATGTGCATGGATACAACCAGAATTCCGCGCTCCGAATTTGTTCATACAATTCAGTGGATGACAATTTCCCCAAATGATGAATACTATATGGGTACTTCTGGATGATTTGTTGCATTTTCTCATCCTCTGGCGATTTTGGAAAGGGATTATAACTGGAAATCGTCAACTCCGCATCTGGCCATTCCTGCAAAATACTCGGCCATAAACTTAATAGAATATCTAGTCCACGCTCGGAGCAGGAGGTATATACGAACTTATGTTTTTGTTTGACCAACATATGTTCCCCGCGAATTTTGGACAGTTGAATTCCATTGTTGATAATATGAATCTTATTCGCGAGTTGTGGGTAGATACTTATATATTTTTCTCGATGCCATTCACTTAAACAAATACACTTATCAATGTATTTGTCCCATATTCTAATAATATCCTCTGAATTTACAAACCGTGTTCCATATGGAAGCAAGTGTGTGTCGTGCGCCCAAATAACCAACTTACCAAATGATATTGTCAGATACTTCTCCAGAAAAAACAAATACCTGGATATAATAACTGTATGAAACGGTATATCATCGCTTAGATTATTCATATGTATATATTTGACACCATTTGCAGTGGTTTCCTCTTTCATATTACCACTCACATATACATTATACCCGTTAATCGCCAATATTTCCGACAGATAGATAACTGCCTTTTCTGAACCTCCCAAGGAATGAGTATCCATATGACTACGATTCCATGGAGTATCTGTAAATCCGGTAAAAAATAAAATATTTTGGGTGTTTGTGCATTCTTCCTTGGAAAATTTCACCGTACGTTTACATACACTCGGTAAAATGTACTCCGTTTTCATGCCATATACCTTGTATCTTTCTAATACGACATCAATTCCTGTTTGGATATAATTATTTTCCCGCAGAAAGGCCAAATAGCTATTCATCCTTTCAACGAAGGACGCCATGAGTCCAGCAGATTCGATATGTTTAATGTAAAACTGCAAATTAAACAGAATGTTTTTTATATGGAACTCACTGAATACTGGACTTTTACGGTCAAATATGATTTCATACATTTGAATACCTATTTTATGTTCTCTTGTATGGTCGCAAATAATAATCATAATGTATGGAACATAAAAGTAGTAATTATTGATATTGCCAAACAGTTTATCTTCCAGACACAATGTTGTATCATTGCGATGAATTCTATCATATAGTTGCTTTACCTGGCAAAAATAACTGTATGCCATTGAGCTCTGGCCGGAATTACAGTAGTGAATTAATAAATGATTCAGACATTCTATACGTTCACTGTCATATTTAAATGCTTCTACCAAATAATAAAATCCCGCTTCTCTTTGTTGTATACTTGCATAACAATCATATAAATTCAAACAGGATACATATTTTTCTTGGCACCAATTGTCTTGGCGAAGCGTTATTTTGTACCATTTGATTGCTTCTTCGGGTTTTCCTGCGTCCTTATAACTATTCGCACAGTAGAATGAATATCTTTTATACAGTGGGTCGTTTGCCTTGATAGCCTCCGCATGCGCTTTCTCCAGAATCAGCGCGTCGTCGAGGTATTTATTTGGATTTTTACTGCGATTCCCTCTTCTGCCAGATATTACGTGATAATCTCCTTCCAGAATCGTGGATGTACCACTACCTTCGTCTTGGTATGTAATGAATTCGTGTATGACAGACAAATATTTGAATTTCTTGCGGTTATTTATCATCAATGTGCGAGTATAAGATGATGAACCCGCTGTGCCAAATTTGAACTTGTATTCGTCATATAAAACCTTTTCGGGGATGGTAATTGTACCATGGAGCTCATCATCTGCGTCAAACACTAGGAGTAAGTCGGTTTTGTTATATGCATACTCAAGCGCTAATGTACGATTGTGTGCGAAATTTTCCCATGTATCGCGGCGTAATTCTCCGGGGATACCACGGCGATTGAAAAAGTCAGTGATTATTTGGGGCGTGTTGTCGGTTGAACCCGTGTCGCATATTACCCAATAATCAAACTGGATTTTATCACATAACATTTTGAGGGTGTCTGCGATAATATGTGCCTCGTCCTTCACAATCATGTTTAAACACATGGTAGGTCTTGTATCCTCTTTCTGTGAAGAATCGGTGCGTAAAAACCCATAATCTCCGTTGGGACCATTGTTGCAAAACAATGGAGCAATACATTTCCAGCCATGTTTTTCAACAATGGGCAAACATTCTTTTGCTAGGGGTGCTCCCAAATTATAGTATGATGTCTGGAAACTCGAAATGAGATGGGTTGCTTTACCGATGGATTCTACACCTCCCTTAAATACATCAAGTTCAGCACCTTGAACGTCAATCTTCACTAAATCTGGTGGAGGTAGTCCGAGTGTTTGTACTATCGTATCCAGGCGCGAGGATTTCATGGTTATAAATCGGTTGGATGGGAACACTTTGTCATTGTACTCCTTATAGTATGAATTGCCCCCTGGCCATTCATCACTGTAATAAAAGTTTAATTCCTTGTCATCTTCCTTGGATAATAAACCTATATGGTAAGTATATCCGCCATCCTTGTACAAAAACTCCAACTTATCGAATGCCTCAAATAATATAATTTCGGCATCTGGCCATAATTCCTCCACTTCGTGTGTCCAATGCAAATAATTAGTACCTATGTCATATACTACTTTTGGCTCAAACCCACCTGCCTTCAGTTTACGTAAATAATCTACGTGCGATTTCGGAATCTGTCTTTCCTTAGATATAGCTAAAAATTTAGTCTGAAGTTCTTGCGACATAAAACCATATACACTACATGGTTTTATGATTTTATTTGGTTATAACTCATTTATTTATTTCTTGTTATAGAATTCTATTTGGACACCTTCCTCCGTTTTCACGAGTTTCCCGATGGCTTTCAACTTCTCTTTGCCTAAACCCTGTGCTAATACAGACTCCATTATTACACCATCGTATAATTCCTTTGTTTCTTCGTTATATCCATATTTGACCCCCTTAATATTCACAAATTGGTATCCAGCCACTGTCTCATTACGAACATTTAATTTCTCTTGTTCTATATTCTTAATATCATCCTCCAAGGTTGGATACGATGCAATAGCAGTGGAATCGACCACACGGCCATATCCATAACACACGTATTTGTCATCTTTGGTGCGACTGTATACTGAACAATCCACTGCCGTGGATTTAACTGCATCTAAGAATGCATTGTTGATTTTGGTCTTAATACTCGCAATCTCATATATACTTTGGTCAGTGGTCAGCGGCTTTTTGGAGTCCAGACGTCCCACATCGAGGAGTAATATATTAATATCCTTCGACGGATTCTTCAATTGTTCATCACTGAATTTGGTCAAATAGAAAAACACTTTGACAGTGCGCAATTCCTCCGGCAAATCTTGGTGGGAGCATATACGTCTTGCACGTCCAACCACCTGCTCAATACGCACCATATTCCAGTAGGGTTCCACAATATGCACGTATCTGGTACATCGGAGATTAATACCTTCCGCGGCGGAGGAAGTAATGAGCATGGCACGAATAATGTCGCCCATATTGTTATTGTCTGCGCGTTGTCTCAGTATCTCCGCAATATCCGAGGGGATTTCACTCCATGCACTGTTATATATGTTTCTAACCACCTCTTTCTCTTCCGCCGATTCTGTTCCAGTGTATAGGACAAATAAACGCTTTTTCTGGTTGAGTGCTTCGATTGTATCTGGGCTTAATTTCCAGGACCCTGCGTCTCTTTGAACTTTGAATTGGGTATATCCATTCGCCTCCAGAATAATGGACATAATACCAATACCTTCCATGGTGCGGAATTGGGAATACAGGAGATGTAATCCACGATTATCCTCGTTCACAATATTTCGCATGATTTCACGGAATTTCGGTGAGTGTTGGCCTAATACATCATCTGTGAATAATTCCGCCTTTCGTTCGCTTAATAATTTGAGCGTGTTTTGGAGCGAGGCATGGTATTCTCGGTGAACATCGTCTAAATCGGTGGCGGATTTCTCCTTCTGTTCCTCTCCTTCCGGTTCCTCCGAATCACCCTCTTCCTCCTCCTCCAACAAATTCTCCAACTCCTTGTCATTCACATCGTCGGTCAATCTGCGCGGCATTGGGCGGGGGATTTCATCGGGGAATGTGTAATTACACGCCAGACGTGAGTATATACGATAACTGTTCTTATACAAATCATCCGCCCCTTTGCCCTTGTTTTTATTTTTGGCTTGATTTTTGCGGGACTTGCTTTCCTTGTTAAGTTCTACGGCTCGAACCTCCGCATACTTAGTAAATTGTTGATTACTCATTGGCACTTCAACTATATGGTAATTTTCACCTTGGTCTGTTTTCTCGAACCGTGGGAGAAGTTTATCTTCTACACTGCGGAAATAGGAGGTGAGACCCACCACACGGCGCTTAAACATATCATCGTTGACAATGGTCGCGTTTTCTACATCAATAAAGGTTTTGTCAAATAGTTCTGGATTTTCAGGGAGTATTGTGTGGGCGATATGTTTATGCGCGCGTTTGAATCCAATATTGTTGTCCTGAAATACCTTTTTGACATGTTTCAGGAACTCCAGATTGGATACTCGGCCTGCATCGTCGTAGATTACTTTGCCCGACTCACCGCCGCCGGTAGCAATATTTTTCTTGGTTTTACGAGGCGCAGCAGCAGCTGGTGCGGCGCGTTTGGTTTTCTTGGCTGCGGGAGGCGCCTCCGGCTGCGGCTCCGCCGCGGTGGACCCTATAAATCCAAAGGGATTGCGGGTAATATTTACCTGAGTTCGGTCCGATTTGATAATATCATACAATGTAATTTTATTTGACTCAAACATGCGTTTCACCCGCGACTCGTCCAGGGGATTTTCCGGATAAAATGTCCATTCATCAATGTTGCCGCGAATCATATTATACAAAATACTCAATTCAAAGGGGTGATTTAGAATTGGGGTTCCAGTCAATAACACGATTTTTACGTTCTCCGCTTCCTTGAGCAGCTGATATAGTTTGTATGACACTTTATCCTTTTGTTTTTTGGACCGAATCGCGTTGACGACGCGGCTTACCAAGTTGTGTGCCTCATCAATCACCACTGTCTTATTATCGAACGGATTTAATTTTCCGCCGTTTGTGATTGCATCGAGCTTGCGATGATTGACACCGTTGTAGTTGATGGACATGTATTTGTTCTGTATCATTTCATTCAATTGCGCATCCACCTGTGCTTGTTCAATGGGGGTAAGGGCATCGAAGTTGGATTCGTGTTTTTGCATATTGACGAGCCAAACACCTCGTTTTTTATGGATGAAATCTTCTGGCAATTGCATTGCTTGCGACAGTGTTTTCGCTAAAGAGGGGTTGTCGTAGGTTTGCACGAATTCCCAGTATTGCAGCTTTTTATACAGTGGGTCGCCGCATTTCTTGAGTTCACTCATATAATTCATTTTGAGGGAGGCGGGGGTCATAAACACTACTTGGCGGTCGGTTTTCATGGATTCTGCGACGGCAATGGAAGTGCACGTTTTTCCGGAACCTAGACCGTGGAATAATACTAAACCGCGATAGGGGGTGAATGTGTACAAATAGTCTCGAATTACTTTTTGGTGAGTCAGTAGATTGAATGCATCGGAGTCTTGTTTTCGTATAGATTCGCAGGTCATGGATTCGTAGTTGTCAATGAATTCTTTTTGGTAAGGCTCGAATAATCTCGCAAGTTGCCCTATAAACATCTTGCGATTGGATAAGTACAGTGGATTTATCTTGATGGGTGGGAGGCCGGATTTCGAGGGGAGGATTCGTTGTTTGAGGTTGACGCCGTTGACTACTTTATTGGGTGCCACGGTTTGTGCCAAGGCTTGTTCTTCCTCTGCTGCTTTTGGCTTTTTAGCACGGGACTTTTTGGGGCCTTTAGGAGCATAAATAGGAGGGAGTTCCTCTTCTTCCTTGGCTTCCTCTTCTTCTTTTGGTTCTTCTTCTGGCTGAACTTCTTTTTCTTCCTTGGCTTCTTCCTTGGCTTCTTCCTTGGCTTCTTCTTCTGGCTCCTCCTTGGCCTCCTCTTCCGACAATTCCTCACTACTTTCCTCCGCTTCAGCAACCGCGGCCACCGGATATGACTCTTCTAATCTTACCTTGGTAGTTGTTTTCAGGGGTCCACCTACACGTCTGTCCACCACAGCCATTGCACCTTTAAGGTTAAACAACAGTGCCTCGCGGTTAAATTCACGTTCGCCATCATTACTGATTCGTGCGTCTACCAAATAAGTATCTGTTGTGCCGGTATGAATGACCACACGGGGAGGAGACGCCGGTGATTCTTTCATAAACAAATCTTCTAAAAGCCTGCCTACGTTTGCTTCCATTAAATCTTATATTTATGTTAGAAAAAATATTATACATTGTATTGTGTGTATAATATTTTCGACAGTGAATACTTTATTTGGCTAATTTCATGGATGTCATTCTATGGCTTCTACGTCATCGTTGTCTACACCACTGTGTAATTCATTAAACATATTTTCCGCGTAATCTTCCGTAAGTGGCTCCGCTTCACCTCCTCTCATTGGTACCGGTATCGCTCTATTTTCGTTAAGAATTTTTAATACATCTGGTGTTAGGTTTTGGGTAGATGTATTATTTTCTACCGGTATAGCTTTGTATTTGTTAAGAATGTATGATACATCCGGTGTTAGGTTTTGAGTAGGTGTATTATTTGGTTCAACATTTATATTCGGTGTTGTTCCGCTAGTTGTCGTTGTATTTGGCGGTGGTGTTCCACTGGTTGTCGTTGTATTTGGCTGTGTCGTCTCTCCGCTTGTACTCCCATCTGTTTCTTTATTGCGAAATATAAGATTCATAATAGCCTCCCATCTCCACGAAATATACATGAATATACCTCCCAAAATAGCAACCATGATAGACGTAAATATTTTCATCTCATTCAATTTTGACCTGACCCACGTAAATATGATGCCAGTTAACATAATTACCAGCCAAAACCAAGTGAATACTCGACCCATCACATAAATCATAAATCGTCCAAGCGCCGTCATCCCCTCACATTCTTCCAGGTCTTTCCACTCTTTGCGCTCTCCATCAAATATATTACCCATCTTAGACCATGTCTCTCGGTAATACCGAAGCCCCGTAAAGATGTCCTTGAATAATCCTCGACCACTACTTCCCGTCGTGGGCAAATACATATAAAATCCAAACAAGGAATGTAAAACCAAATACATCATTACTATCATAATACTCATGTTCACTGACAACATTGCAATAAAAAACAGTCCAACCATGAGTAGAATAAATAATATAATCGCCAGGATAGGTCGCGACAAAAAGGGTTTAAATCCGAAATTGAGCGGCCGAACCGCCATATTATCTGCAAAGGATGCCATAAAACCCCCAGTATGACTTCCGCCAAAGAAGATAAATAGCATTCGAAACACGTAATAAAATATGATTAGCCCCATAAACAGTTTCACAATCAAATTATTCTGTTTGGGTTTACATTTATTGTCCGATTTAATGAGTTCCTTGATTGATACCTTGAAAAACATACCGTAAATGAGGAATCCGAACAAAACTAATACACACGCGCGTGATATGAGAGGATGTTTGTCGGAAAAAAACCCAGGAATGACTGGGGACTTATGTTCCAGTAATATTCGGTTCAATAATCGCGTGGGGAAAATGAGCGAGCCAAATAAATGGTCTACAACATCGGCGACTGGACCAAGCCCCGAAAAATCCCATTTTATTTGGGTTCTTTCATTGACTGCACGTGGCTCTTTTCCGTCGGGGGAGGGTGGTACATCCCCAAACTCGTCGGAGTCGCGGTATACTATCAAATAGTACCAATTATAGGTCGCTATAATTAGAAAGGGAACCGCCATAAGCATGTATACAACCTTCTTGAGGACACTCGCATCATTTCGTTTGTCTGCTTCCAGCTTTGAATTGTCGGGAGGTATTTCCAGCGTTTTGGCAGTGGCGTTTTTTTCGAAACGGAATTCCTCCGCTACTTTGGTTAATTCCTTGATTTCACTGTCAAATACATAATAGGAGCTGTTTGATTTAATGCTGTTGTATAACTTCTTAATTTCGTTGAGCTTCGACTTGAACTTAAGTGGATTCACATAATATAGTTTGGCGATAGAAGCGGTAAGATTATTATAATCGTTCACGTAGGGTTCTGCTCCAATTTGTTGATACTTTTTGAGATGGCCCGATACCTTCTTGGTAAAATTCTCCACTGCTTTCACAAAATCTTTCGCGATATGGACACGCTTGTTTGTGTCAGTACATGATACGTCTTTTAAATATTTCAAGAACTTTTTGGGGTTAAGTACAGAGCCCAGTTCTTTGAATATCTCATTATTCCCTATAGCAAGTTCCGTTGAATTTGCCTTATCATAAAGCTCCTTCAGTTTAATTTCGATTGACCTTATAGATAACAGAAGATTCTTATATGCATCTTCTCCATTGACAGTGGCGATTTTCATATTACGTATTTTGTAAATAAAGGATTGAAAATCATCATTCAATGCATTTTTGGTCTTAAACGCCTCTGCATTGTTAGCAGTGTTGAGTTTATTCGTTATTTTCTGGAAAACCTCCTCCGCGGCGGTGATTATTTTCTCCACGTT